GTGGCAGATCGATGCCGACGAGCCCCGCTTCGTTCACCTGATACCTTCTCCCTGACGCGGATACGGGCAGATTGCTGGCCATACCGTGCAGCGCAAGAGTATGCACAGGAGAACGGATCCGTAACCCGGATTCGCATAAATCGAGACGAGCGTCAGAGGCGCAGTGTGCCAACCAGGAAAGCGAGCAGGCGGCAATCGAAGTTATCTGCCCAGGCGGGAACCTCGGCCGAGGCTGAGGGCCCCGCGCCTCGCCGCCACCGTGGCGACATCATGTCTCCTGAGAAGCGCAGCGCCGTCATGGCTCGAATCAAGGGGCGCAACACCAAGCCGGAACTTGCAGTTGCTGAACGCCTGCTGGCGGTCGGCATCCCCTTCGAAACCCACGCACGCGATCTACCTGGGCGGCCCGACTTCGTGTTTCGAGACGCGATGTTGGTCGTACTGGTCGACGGTGACTTCTGGCACGGCTGGCGTTTCCCATTGTGGAGGGACAAGCTGTCGCCTGCCTGGGAGGCAAAGATTGATGCGAATCGCAGGCGGGACACGCGTAACATGCGCAAGCTGCGACATCGTGGCTGGCAGGTAATACGAATCTGGGAGCATCAGATAGAGCGAAATATCGACGCATGTATTGAGCGAGTTCTGAGTGCGCTTGTAATCGCACGGAATTCTTCGCCTTGATCGTCAAGGTTTTCTTCTCCCGCCCCTTCTGCAATAGCAACAGTGTCTTTGGACGCCAGTGAAGCGGGTTTGGGGCTGAGGATATTCTCCCACTCGACCGGGAACGGCTTCATCAACACCGGCAGCGTCATCTCCGCCGACTGCCGCCCCTCCACGATGGCCTCAACGATCTGTGGCGCCAGCAGCGTCAGCCGCAGCACATCGCCGACGTAGGTCCGATCCAGCTTCTCGGCGCGCGCGATATCGGAGACCGAGGCGTACGTCCCATCGTCCAGCAACCGCTTCCAGCGGAACGCGCGCCCCAGCGCCTTGAGCAGCGCCGGATCGGCATTGGTGGCCACGTGCCGCGGTGCGGCGGGCAGCACGGACCCATCTGGCGACACCACCACTTTCCGCCCACCACGCTTCCGGATCACCAGCGGCACCCGCACCGTCACGGTGTCCGCCATCACGCCGCCTCCCGCGTCGCGGTGCTACCCCGCAGATCCCGTACCAGGCTGGACAACCCCTCGACCCGCAGCTTGATGTCCGCGCCGGTCGGCCCGACTGTCACCCGCTCGACCAGCAACTGTACCAGCCGCGCCTGCTCGGCCGGGAACAACTCCTCCCACATCGGCTCCAGGTGCTCCAGCGCCTCGCGGACCTCGGCCTCGGTCACGTCGGGGGCCTCCTCGCGGGCCGCACGCCAAGTGCCCACGATGACCTCCGGCTGCCGCACCAGCGCCCGGACCTGGGCAAGCACCACCTGCTCGATTTCGGCCGCGGCGATGCGGCGCACAATGTCGGGGTTCGATGTGCCCTGATCCTTCAGCACCGCCTGAGCCACGTAGTAGCGATACTGCTTGCCGCCCTTCTGGGTGTGCGTCGGCGACAGGGCCCGGTCGTCCAGCCCGAAGATCAGGCCCTTCAGCAACGCCGGCGACTGCGCCCGTGCTTGGTTCGCCCGAACCCTGGGGCTGACCTGCAGCACAGCATGCACCTTGTCCCACAGTTCCCTTGGCACGATGGCATCGTGCTCGCCGGGATAGACCTTCCCCTTGTGCGTTGCCTCGCCAAGGTAGGTCCGGTTGGCCAGGAGCCGATAGAGGTAGCCCTTGTCGATCGGCATCCCGGTCTTCGACAGGACGCCCTGCTGCCGCAGTTCCTGAGCCAGCTTTGTGGCCGACCGCAGCCCCACGAACCGCTCGAAGATGGCCCGCACTTGGCTCGCCTCGCTCTCCACCACCAGGAGCTTGCGGGCTTCAACCCGGTAGCCCAGCGGCACCTTGCCGCCCATCCACATCCCGCGGGCACGCGACGCGGCGAACTTGTCCCTGATTCTCTCGCCAATCAGTTCTCTTTCGAACTGAGCGAAACTTAGCAGAATGTTCAGCGTCAGCCGGCCCATCGAGGTCGTTGTGTTAAACGCCTGAGTCACACTCACAAACGTAACGTTGTGCGCCTCCATGGTCTCGACGAGCTTGGCGAAATCCGTCAGCGAGCGGCTAAGCCGATCAATCTTATGAACGACAATGACGTCGATCCGCCCTTGCTCGATGTCGGCCAGTAGGCGCTTCAGCGCCGGGCGCTCCAGGGTGCCGCCGGAGTAGCCGCCATCATCGTAGTAGTCCGGCACCTCGATCCAGCCTTCCTGGCGCTGGCTGGCAATATACGCGGCGCAGGCGTCGCGCTGGGCGTCGAGCGTGTTGAATTCCTTCTCCAGCCCCTCGTCGGTGCTCTTGCGGGTGTAGATGGCGCAGCGGGTCTTGCGGACCGCCGCCGCCGTGATCGACTTCTCGCTGGTGGGAAGCCGAGATTTCTTGCTCATGCCAACCCCCGCTGGTTCTTGATGCCAAAGAAGGTGAAGCCATTCCACCTTGTGCCGGTGATGGCGCGAGCCACCGCTGACAGGGACTGGTACGGCCGTCCCTCCCACTCATACCCGTTGGCGAGCACCGTCACCGTGTGCTGTACGCCCTTCCACTCGCGGATGAGCCTGGTGCCGGCGATCGGCTTATCCTGGTGACGGATGCGGCGGACGATTGCGTTGCCGCCGTCCAACTGCTCGCCGATGGCCTCCAGCTTCGCCACCGTCTCGGGCCTGAGACCGCCGTAGGCCAACTCCTGGATCCGGTAGGCCAGGCGGCTCTGGATGTATGTCCGGCTGAAGGGCGGCGGTTCCTTGCCGAACAGCTCGCGCCATTGCTGCTTCAGCTGGGCGATGGGCATCGCGTGCAGCGCGGACAGCCGCGCCAGGACCGTGTCCTTGGGGATGAAGGTGATCAACGTGGTCATGCGACTCCCTTTCTCTTGGGGTTCGCATGACGGCGCTGCTGGGCGGTGGAGTGTAGGCGAATGTCTCCACGCTCCCGACCTTCAGCAGGGGGGCTGGCACATTCCCCGGTGGTGCGGCTGCGCAGCCGCAGCAGGCCGCGGGCCAGGAGATCACAGACCTCGCGGAGGTGGGGCGGAAGGTGGGGGTTGGGAGTTGCAGCGATGGGCATGCCTTGCCGTTACTCACCCACCGCGGAATCCGTACCTTCACGCCGAAAGGATTCGACTCCGGGTGCCGGCACCGAATAGAACATAGCACGAACATACGCGGAAGGACCCATGGCCAAGGACGATTTCCAGCGCTTCGCCAACCCGCGGTTCCTCCGGACCGTCGATACCAGTCTCCTTCACGCTTTCCTCAGCCGATACGGCATCCCGGATGAGAAGCTCGATCTCGCACAACTGGCCACGGCGCCTGACGTCGGCCGGGCGGCTGTTTCCGACTACCTACTGCGGACGCCCAAAGGCGAGATTCCCGAAACTCTGACCCACGATCTGCATCGCGTCGACAAGCTCGGCATCCCGCTGGGGCAGGACGCCTTGCTGGAGGCGGCGCGGCGCCGTGGCATCACGATTGTCTCGCCTGATGAGGTAGCCAAGACCAGCGCACGGTGCCTGGCGCTGCGCGCCTTCATCGGCCACCCGGATCTCTTTGAGGAGGCGGAAGCGGGACTCGCTTTCATCGCTCCGCCGTCCGTTGCCGAGTTCGTCGCGACCGAAGAAGGCATCATTGCTGATCTGTCCGACGACCGCCTGCGCCACCTTCAGGAGCGTGCCCGCGAGATATTCCAGGCGGACCTGCGGGAGGAATTCTGCGAGGTGATCACCTACCGCGACGGCGGCGACGACCACATCCTGATCCGCCATGGCGCCCAACTCACGGTCACCGAGGTCATCGAGCAGGGCAAGAAGGCCATCCGCAGCTATCGCGAGATCGCAAGTGCCGTGCTGGCCTATTCGGCTGAAGAGGGGCGCCTCAAAGTGTGGGGCTGCGCCAAGGCCATGAGGGACAAGCTGGCCCGGGCCTATGCCGAAATTGTCCTCGACAGTCCAGGCCTTTTCAGCGCCGCGACGTCGCGCCGCATTTGCACACTGGAACTGGTGGAGGGTAGCGGCGGCTCGTTCGTCTTCCGTCATGCCCATGAACGGCAGATCGACAAGGTGCTGATCTATGAGGCGCAGGTGAACCGCCTCGTTGCAGGCCGCCGCGGCGGACAAAAGGTGGCGCTCTCGCTGATCGCTCGTGATCCTGCTGGTGATGCTCTGGCAGCCTTGCACGCCAGCCGCACCGACATCGCCTATGGCGTCGGGGGCTGGCAACTCGCCCATCTGGTCATCAAGGTCGTGCTGCGATCGGACAAGCCGCGTCCGCCGGTCATTGCGGTGAAAATCAAGGCGCCGGAGGTTGTGAGCTTCCAGAGGCATCGTCATGAGAAGCTGGTGATGGACCTGCTTCGGGCCAACGGCATTCTGTGCGCCCGTGAACCTGCCCTCGCGCCTGCTCCGGCTGAGTGAGGGCGGCGAGCCGGCCCTAACGCACGGGCCGGAGCCCGGGTCGACCGATGCGCGCGCCTTCTCCCGGCTTGTCGAACTGGGCGTGCTGGAGCGCCAGGACTACCTGACCGCTTGGGATCCGTGCGACAGCTGCGATTGTGGCGCCGAGGAGCGGCTGATCCGCTGGGATGGGAACCAGCCGTTTGCGGTCTGCCCAATGGACGCTGGGCAGGACACGGCGCTGCTCCGATCCGAGATTGAAAGATACCAGATGCGGCCGGCGCAACTTGCGGCGCAGATCAGCAAAGCCGCCGGACTTGACCATCTGCCCGACATGGTGGTGCCAGGTCTCTGGCTGATCGGCCGCGTCACCGGCGACCGTACGCTTGTCGTCGCCATGTCGACAGCCGTGCTCAGACATCAGGCCACCCTCGACAGGTTGCGGGCGGTTGATCGGGCGACACGGTACACATTGATTGGTCACGTCTCGTCGGCAACCGAGATCGCTGCGCTGGGGGAGCGAGGGGTCGATGTCGTGTCTCCCGACGACGCATTCATGCCAAGCCTGCCGCAAATGCCAATCCGGCTGGATCGCAGCAAGCTGATCCCCAGTTCAGCGATGACGCCGCGTCTTTCTGTCGATCGGACCAGTTGGAGGTTCGAACTCGATGGTCGAGTGCTGCACCTTACCGATCAGACGTCCAGGCTGCTGCATGCGTTGGCCGAGACTGCACGCCGGCACTCCGGATTCCTAAGCCAGGCGGACGTTCAAGCCGCGGTCTACGGGGCCCTTCAACCGCCGGACTCCCGCCAACTCCGTGATGTCGCACGCGACCTTCGTGATCAGATGGCGCAGGGGCTTGCTGGCGAGGAAGCAAGCGCAGTGCGACTGCTCATCCAAAACCAGCGCGTCGAGCGGTATCGACTGGCCCTGGCGCCAGAGGAGATCGCCATTATGGGCTGAGCGGAACGCCACCAGCAGCTACTGACCCACTCTCAGCCCACGCTCGACCCACCAAATGCACTGTGCCGGTCGCCATGGTCGCTCCATCACGCCTCGATGGAGTCCGCCGCGATGGCTACCTGCCCCAATCTCCCCGACCTCTCCGCCGCATACGACGTCGCCAAGCGCGACGCGCGCCGGCTGTGCCGCAGCCTCGGCCTGCCGCGCCATGAGCAGGAGGACATCCAGCAGGACCTGCTGGCCGACTTCCTGACTCGGCTGCCGGCGTACGACCCTGCCAAGGCTGAGCTCGCCGCCTTCGCCACGGTGTGCATGCGCCACGCTGGCACCCGCATCGCCCGCCGCGTCCGCGCCGAGCGCCGCACCCGCCATCCCCTCTCGCTCGACGACGTGCTGCCTGGCACCGAGGGCGTGACGCTGGGCAGCACCCTCAGCACGGGCGACAGCTATGCCGCCTGGTGCGGCCAGCCCATGAACGACATCGCCGCGCTGGAGCGGCGCCTCGATCTGGCCCGTGCCGGCGAGGATATCGACCCCATCGACCACCCTCTCTGCGCCGCCCTGACTGAGCACACGCCGCACGAGCTCGGCGAGCTGGGGGCGATGCCGCGCATGAGCATCTACCGGCGCATCCGCGAGATGCGCCTGCGCCTGCTCGCCGCCGGATTGGGCTCGGTCGCCTGATACGGATTTCGAGGTCGGTGAGTAATCGTGGTCATGCAGAAACTCATCCCCGCCCCCGTCCACCGCCCCACCGTGCCGATGCTCGACGAGGCGGCACTCATGGCCTGGCTCGGCACCGCCGCGTCCGGCGACCGCATCGAGTACTGGCGCGGCTTTCTCGCCGTCGACGCCAGCGCCATCGCCTCCAAGCTGGAGGCGGATGATCGCCGGCAGCTGGGGCGCGTCGCCGCTCGTGCCTTCCGTCTGGCCGAACAGGGCAAGGCACACCTCGTCCAGCGCCGCCATGGCGAGGCCGACTACTCCTACCTGCTGGTCGTTCGCCCCCGCCCGCGGCCCGTTCGGGCCCGGTTCGCCAGTGCCGTTTTCGGCACCGCCAGCGCACCTACCCCCGCCATCACCCACCGCACCCTGGAGGTCGCGTGATGAACCACGCCCGCCCGAACCGTCCGCACCTGGACGACATGCTGCGCCTGCCCGTCGACGAGGTTCTCGCGCTGCCAGCCGAGCACCTCGCCCTGCTGCAGGAGGACGCCGCCACGGCGCTGGACGACGCCAAGCGCAACCGCGACTGGATCGAGAGCGTCATTGCCGCCCGCTACGGGCAGCGTGCCGTGGCCCTGCGCGCCGAACAGCGCAAGGACACCGGCTCCGTCCGCTTCACCGATGGCGATGTCACCATCGTGGCCGACCTGCCGAAGCGCGTGGAATGGGACCAGGATCGGCTCGCCGCGGTGGTCGAGCGCATCCGCGCCGCCGGCGATGACCCGGCCGAGTATGTCGAGGTCACCTACAAGGTCCCCGAGCGCGCCTACACTGCCTGGCCCGAGCACATCCGCACGGCGTTCACCGCGGCACGCACCGTCCGCACCGGCAAGGCCACCTTCAAGCTGACGCTGGCCGGCGCGGAAGGGGGCGTGTGATGGCACTGCGCATCGTCACCGCCGACGAGAGACTGTCATCCGCGGCCAACAAGACCACCATCGCGCTGTTCGGCCCCTCCGGCGTCGGAAAGACCAGCCAGCTCAAGCACCTGCCAGAGCGCGAGACACTGTGCATCGATCTCGAGGCCGGGCTCAAGTCGGTGCAGGACTGGCGCGGCGACAGCATCCCGGTGCGCTGCTTCGAGGATGCCATCGACATCGCCTGCCTCGTCGGCGGAGTGAACCCGGCGGCCGCCGACGGCACGGTCTTCTCCCAGGCCCACTATCAGCACCTTGCCCATCAACACCCTGACCTCGTGCAGCTGATCGCCGCCAAGTCGGTCGTGTTCCTGGACAGCATCACCGACCTCACCCGCCAGGCCATGGCCTGGGCCAAGAACCGGCCGGAGGCGTTCAGCGAGAAGACAGGCAAGCCGGACACCCGCGGCGCCTACGGATTGATGGCGCGCGAGGTGATCGGCCTGCTGAAGCACCTGCAGCACGCGCCGGGCAAGACCACGATCATGGTCGGCATTCTGGAGAAGGTGACCGACGAATTCGGCCGCATCTCCTGGCAGCCGCAGATGGAAGGCGGCAAGGCCGGCCGGGAACTGCCGGGCATCGTCGACCAGGTGATCTCGATGGGCCTGTTCAGCCGCGAGGGCGAGGGCTGGCGCCATGACCCCGACAAGGGCACCGAGCGCCGCCTGGTCTGCCGTGCCGGCAACAGCTTCGCCCTGCCCGCCAAGGACCGCTCCGGCCGCCTCGACGAGACCGAGCCGCCCGACATCGCCGCGCTGCTCCGCAAGATCAACACCACCCCCTCCCCCCGTACCTGAAGGACCTTCGTCATGTTCGACATGAACGATGCCGAGCTTCCGCGCGGCACCGACCCGATCCCCGATGGCAGCTTTGCCCCCGTGACCATGCGCATCCGCAAGGGTGGCCACGACGGCCACGGCGACTTCGACCGCGGGCTGCTCAAGCCGGCCAAGACGCCGGGCAGCGACGTGCTTATGCTGGACTGCGAGTTCACCGTGGTGGCCGGGCCGTTGGCGCGGCGCAGGTTCTGGCAGACCTTCACCGTCATCGGCGGCAAGGTCGACGAGCAGGGCGTGTCGATCGCCTGGAAGATCAACAAGGGCATCTTCCGCGCCATGATCGACAGCGCCTGCGGCCTCGACCCGCAGGACATGAGCGAGGCGGCGCGGGCCAAGCGGGTGCTGCGCGGGCTGGCCGATCTCGACGGCATCACCTTCGCGGCCAAGATCAAGGTCGAGGCGGCGAGTGACCCGCGCTACAGCGACAGCAACAAGCTCGACCGCGTGGTGCTGCCCAACGAGCCGGACTACCGGCGCATCATGGCCGGCGAAGCGCTGGCCGCCATCCCCAGCCAGCCGCGTGCGCCGCGGGCGGCGCCGGCAACGGGCAGCGCGACGACGGCGGCATGGACGACGCCCACCGCGGCTCCGGCGGCCACGCCGACGCCATCCTGGCAGCGTCCTGCGGCCCCGGCACCCGCGACTTCATCGCCGCCATCGTCCAGCCCGGCGCCCGCGACTTCCGGTCCCTCCTGGTTGAACCCCTGAGGCGGAGGTGTCGTGGCGCGCAACCGATGGCAGGGAGGCGGCAGGCACGGGCGCAAGGCGCGCGCCCTGCCTCCCCCGGCCCATCCCAGCCCGCCTCGCCTCCCGAATGCGGTCCGCCTGCTCTGCGCGCTCTGCAGCCGGGAGGCCCGCGGCTTCGGGTTCATGTGCGACGGCGCCTGGTCGGCGGGCAACAGCGTCGGCTTCTGCTCGATGCGATGCCTGGCCGCCGGTGGCCCGCGGGTCGGGAGGCAGAACGGCGTGATCGACAAATCCCACATGGAGACGCAGGCGATCAAGGACGCTCGCCGGTTCTTCGCCGAGGTGCTGACCGAAATGGGGCTGCTGGCCCCGTTCCACGACCGCACCCCGGCGGAGATCGACCGGATCATCGAGGCCTGCGTCGACGGCTTCCAGGATTCGATGCAGCGCCAGGCCGCCGCACGCGACCCGATCGACGACGCGATCCCGTTTTAGGACCGATATGGTGTTGATCGATCTCAACCATCAATCTGGCTTCGTCTATGGCAGGTCCAGCCCGACCACCGCCACCGGCGACACCACCACCCGCGTCAACGCGCACATCGATGCGGCTCTCGTCGCGCAGAACCGTCGCCAGGTGCCACGCGACTATCTCGGCGGCAGCCGCGTCGGCGAGGAGTGTGCGCGTAAGCTGGTCTTCGAGGTTACCCACACGCCGAAGGACCCCGACGGCGAGTTCGACGGCGGCATCCTGCGCGTCTTCGAGGCGGGCCACCAGTTCGAAGCGATGACCATCTGCTGGCTGCGCAGCGCTGGCTTCGACCTCCGCGACCGCGGCGCCGATGGACGGCAGTTCGGCTTCAGTGTCGCCGGTGGCCGGTTGCGTGGCCATGCCGACGGCGTCATCGTCGCCGGGCCCGATGTCGGTATCCAGTGGCCGGCCCTTTTCGAGCACAAGGCCCTCAACTCGAAGTCCTGGAACGACCTGGTCAAGCGCGGGCTGCGCCAGTCCAAGCCGGTCTACTTCGCCCAGGTGCAGCTCTACATGGCCTACCTCGATCTCGAGGTGACGCTGTTCACGGCCCTCAACCGCGACAGCCTGGCACTGCACCACATCGCGGTGCCCTTCGAGCCTGCCGAGGCACAGCGCCTGTCCGATCGGGCCGTTGACATCATGCGCGCCGCCGCAGCCGGCGAACTGCCGCCGCGCATCGCTGCCAACCCTGACTTCCACCTCTGCCGCTTCTGCCCCTACGCAACCCGATGCTGGGAGACCGCCGCATGAGCTTCACCCCCTCCCCGCAGCAAGCCGCCGCCATCCGCGCCATCGTCGACTGGTACCAGAACCGCAGACACCACCAGCAGGTATTCCGGCTGTTCGGCTACGCCGGTTCGGGCAAGAGCACCATCACCGCCCATGCGATCGAGGCCATGGGCCTCAGCATCGAGCCGGATGAAGGCCGGTGGACCGGACGCGTGCTGTTCGCTGCCTTCACCGGCAAGGCCGCGCTGGTGATGACGCGCAAGGGCACGCCCGCCTCGACCATCCACAGCCTGATCTACCGTGTGTCGGAGGCGACGCCCGAGGAAATCGAGCGGGTCGAGAAGGACCTGGCGGCGTTGCGCAACTCCCTGCGTGGCATGGGCCCAGCGGAACGGGCGTTCGCCGAGACACGCATCCGCCGCCTCGAGCTCCGCCTCGCCGACATCCACAAGCCGCAGTTCCTGCTCAACGAGCAGTCGATGGTGCGAGAGGCCGACCTCATCGTGCTCGACGAGGTGTCGATGGTCGGGACCGAGATGGCCAACGACTTGTTGGCCTTCGGGAAGCCGATCCTGGTGCTGGGTGACCCGGGCCAGCTGCCGCCGATCAAGGGCGCCGGTGCCTTCACCGAGGCGACCCCGGACGTGATGCTGACCGAGATCCATCGCCAGGCCGGCGAGAGCGCCATCATCCGGCTCGCCACCCTGGCACGCGAGCGCCAGCACATCCCGCACGGCGCGCACGACGACCTGGTCTGGAAGATGCCGCGGCATCAGGTCTCGCCCACCCAGCTGCTCAATGGCGGCCAGGTCATTTGCGGGCGCAACGCGACACGGCTGCAGCTCAACGCCGCCATGAAGCATGCCGCCGGGTTTCCGGCGATCTATCCGGAGGGCCGCGGCGAGAAGATCATCTGCCTGAAGAACCGGCATGACCTCGGCCTGGTCAACGGGATGTTCGTCTCGCTCAGCGATCTCCAGGACGAGGACCATCTCGCCTTCACCGCCGCGGTGACCACCGAAGACGGCACCGCCATCCCTGGGCGGCAGAGGTTCTACAAGGGTCACTTCGACGACCACGTCATGCTCGACCCTGAGCGTGCCCGTCGCGACTGGCGCGATGTTCGGCGGCTGGTCGAGACCACCTGGGGCTACGCCATCACCTGCCACAAGGCGCAGGGCAGCCAGTGGCCCAACGTCATCGTCTACGACGACGGCTACGGCCACTCCGCCGAGGACCGTGCCCGCTGGCTCTACACCGCCATTACCCGCGCCGAGCGGGGGCTGGTGATCCTTGATTGACCTGAATGACGTCGCCGCGGCCCCGGTCCGCTATGACCTCGATGCGATCGTCCAGCGACTGCGCGACACCGCGCATGCCTGGGTGCCGGGCATGTTCCCCAACGGCCGCCGGACAGGAAACGAGTGGCGCCTGGCCAACATCCACGGTGATCCGCCGCGTAACAACGGCTCCTGTGTCATCACCCTCACCGGCGAGCATGCCGGCAGTTGGCACGACTTTGATGGCGACCAGGGAGGTGGACCGCTCAGCACATTGGGGAATGGGACGAGGCTCTCCGGTCGCGATCTCTATGCACACGCGGCCGATATGGTCGGCTGGTCCGGCACGCCTCCTGCGCGCCAGGAGCCGTCCCCGCCGCCGAAGGCCGAGCGCGACACTGGGCACGAGATACGATTCATCCTGGATCATGCCGTGGCGCTCGCTGGCTCGGCAGCCGAAGCATACCTGCAGCAGCGTGGCCTTCTGCCGCCGGCCTGCGTGGACCTGCTTTTTCATCCTGACCTGACCCACTGGGAGAGCAAATCCGGCTATCCGGCGCTGATCGGCGTCGTGCGGGACGGTGCGGGAGAGGTGACCGCGATCCACCGGACCTATCTGGCGGCCGATGAACAGGCACCTGATCGGATTGCGAAGGCGCCGGTCACCAAGCCGCGCATGATGCTCGGCAAGCCTGGCGGCGGCGCGGTGCGGCTCGCCCCCATTGGCGCCGAAGGCTTCCTCGGCCTGTCGGAAGGCATCGAAACCGGGCTGGCGGTCATGACGGCGTGCCCTGGCCTGCCGGTCTGGGCGGCGCTGTCCACCTCAGGGATGGAGCAGGTTCAGCTACCCCCCGAGGCGCGGCATATCCTGATCCTGGCGGACAACGACCCGTCCGGCGCCGGTTTGCGCGCCGCCGAGACGCTGCTGCGCCGGCTCAAGGGCGATGGACGGCGCGCGGTGATCGCGCTGCCGCCGGAGCCGGGCGACGACTTCAACGACATGCTGGTGCGCGACGGATCCGAGACGGTGGCAGCGCTCCTGCGTGCCGCCGCCACGCGCCAGGAACCCCCTGAGGGCGAGCAGGTCACGCCGGTCGGCCGACATCTGCCGATCGGATTTCGCGACCCTGGCCAGCAGGTGCCACAGCTTCGCGCCGACGAAGGCGACCTCAAGCGCGCAGTCAACCGGACCTGGACCGTGCTGCAAGGCACGAACAACCCACCTTGGCTGTTCCGTGCCGGCGGGCTGGCCAGCTGGCTCGTGCCCGATGACGAAGGCCGCCCCACCGTGGCCACGCTCAACGACGAGCGCCTCCGGCACATGCTGGCGCTGGTCGCGACCTGGCGGAAGATCAACCGGCAGGGCGATCTCATCCCGGCGCCGCCTCCCACCGGGTTAGTGAAGTCGCTGCTCGCCACCCCTGACGTCAACCTGCCGGTGCTCACCGGCATCGTCAGCACACCGGTGTTCGGCCGCAACGGCGCGTTGCTCACCGAGCCAGGCTATCACCCCGATGCCCGGCTGCTCTACCACGCAGCGCCAGGCTTCTCTGTCTCGGAAATCCCAGACCGTCCCACAGCCGCGCAGATTGCCGCCGCCCGCGCACTGATCTTGGACGACCTGCTGGGCGAGTTTCCCTTCGTCGGTGCTGCCGAGCGGGCCCACGCCGCGGCGCTCCTCCTGCTCGGCTTTCTCCGCGCCATGATCGATGGGCCGACGCCGCTGCACCTGATCGAGAAGCCGACACCCGGCACCGGCGCAACGCTGATGGTGGACGCCATTTCCACCATCCTCACCGGTACCGGCGCCTCCGTCATGACCGAGGGGCGTGACGATGAGGAATGGCGCAAGCGCATCACCGCCAAGCTGCGCCAGATCCCCTCCATGGTGCTGATCGACAACCTGCGCCACGAACTCGATGCCTCCGCGCTCGCCGCGGCACTCACCGCCCCGTTCTGGGAGGACCGTATCCTCGGCGTCTCGGAGATGGTCCGGCTGCCGATCCGCTGCACCTGGATCGCCACCGGCAATAACCCTTCCTTCTCGAACGAGATGGCCCGCCGCCTGGTCCGCATCCGCCTCGACGCTCGCGTCGACCAGCCCTGGCGCCGCGATACCTTCCGTCACCCGGACCTCATGGGCTGGGTTCGCTCCAACCGCGGCACGCTGGTCGGTGCCTGCCTGACCCTGTGCCAGGCCTGGATCGCCGCCGGGCAGCCGAAAGGGAGCCGGAGCCTCGGAAGCTACGAGAATTGGGCGCAGATCATCGGTGGTGTGCTGGAGACCATCGGCGTCGAAGGCTTCCTGGGCAACCTCAATGAGGCTCTCGAAGCTTCCGACGCGGAGGGCGCCGCGTGGCGCGCCTTCGTGCAGTCGTGGTGGGACAGGTTCGGCACTGCCGAGGTGGGTGTAGCAGATCTGTTCGATCTCGCGGTGCGGTCGGACCCTGCGATCAATATCGGAGAAGGCAGCGAGCGGTCGCAGCGGACGCGCTTCGGCATGCTGCTCCCCAAGATGCGGGATCGCGTCTTTCAGATCGCCTATCGCAAGGTCAGGGTCGAGCTCGGGCCGGTCGCTCACAACGCTCGCAAATGGCGGCTTCGGGTCATGGCTGGCCCTGACGAGTTCGATCAGGCCCGCGACAGCGGCCCGGCGGGTAACCTTGGGGCAGATCGGGGAACCTCTGGTCCAAAGGTTCCCCTCGTAAACTCGCTGTCGCCAACTGCAAGTGGGGAACCTGGGGAACCTGGGGAACCATTTTTCATCCCTACACGTGTGCGCGCACGCGCGTATGTATCAGGGAACCCGGAAATAGGTTCCCCAGGTTCCCCATGTTCCCCGGATGTAGGCCAGGACTGCAACTTTGCCGAGGAACCTGGTGGGGAACCTTCTATCCAAGGTTCCCCGCCGGTCGATCCTCCTGCCTGGTTGGACGGGGTGCCGTAATGCAACGCCCCCACAGCACCGGGCCGCCCACTGGCCCTTACACCGCCCCAGGCGGGCGACGTCGGCGAGCTCCGCCAAGACCTGCGCCGTCGTCGCCCTGACCACGCTGTTCCCCCTCTCTGGAGATCACCATGGCTTCTGCGACTCTGGCCGTGCCCACGGCCCTGGCAAGCCCCGTCATCGCCCTACCCGCATCACCGCCCATCCTGGCCGGCACACCGGCCGTGCTCGCTCTCGACCTCGGCACCGCCACTGGGTGGGCCCTGCGCACCCGCGACGACCGCATCACCTCCGGTACGATGAGCTTCAGGTCCGGCCGGTTCGAAGGCGGCGGGATGCGGTATCTCCGCTTCCACGGCTGGCTGCGCGAGATGCTCAATCTGGCTGGACCGATCGACCGGATCGTGTTCGAGGAAGTCCGCCGGCACATCGGCACTGACGCGGCGCATGTCTTCGGCGGACTGCTGGCGACGCTCACGTCCTGGGCGGAGTTGAACAGCATCCCCTACGAGGGCGTCCCGGTGGGCACGATCAAGCGCTTCGCCACCGGCAAGGGCAACGCCGACAAAGCCGCCGTGATCGCCGCCATGCAGGCCCGTGGCTTCCACCCTGCCGACGACAACGAGGCCGATGCCCTGGCGCTGCTGTTGTGGGCGACCTCCAGCACCGGAGGGCGGGCATGAGGCTCCCCGGTGCGCCGCAACCCCCACGGTCGTCTCTGGACCTGGCACGCAGCCCGTCCACCGCGATGGACATCGAGGCCATGCGTGCCCGCGCTTGGCACGAGCACCGTGTTGCCGCCATCCCGGTGGAAGACATCACCGATCCCTGGCTGCGCCAGGCCATCACCAACGAAGCCAACCGACGCTGGGGGCGTCGACAGGGAGGGCATGGCCATGGCCGGTAAGCGCAAGACGGGGCGTGGCAACGCGGCCGAAGACCTGGGCAAGCCGTCGCGCTGGCGGCTACAGCACGGGGCAGTGTCGGAGCCGCTCCGTGGCCAGGATCCCGAGACAGGGCGCCCGGCCACGCAGCGGCGGATGGTCGACACGCTGGGGCAGATGCTGGCCAACGGCAGCATCACCCCGGCGATGCACGACGCCGGGTGCATGTTCCGCACCCAGTTTCGCGCCGCGATGCTCGACAGCATCCGCGTCTCGGCCCTGATCCGCGTCAGCGGCGGCAGCGACGATGGCCCGACAGAACACCAGGCCGCCGCCCGACGTCGCGTGGCCGAGGCACTGTCCCTGTTCGGCGGCACCGACACCGCCTGCGGCAGCTGCCTGTGGCACGTGGTCGGGATGGAATGCTCGGTGCGGGAATGGGCTGGCAGGCAGGGCTGGGGCGGGCGGGCGATCAACCACGTGCAGGGCCAGGGCATCCTGGTGGCGGCGCTGAACGTGCTGGCCGTGCACTACGGGTTGGTGCCGCGATCGATGGTGGCGTGAAGGGCTGCCGCGGCGCCCTGGCTCCGTGGTGGGACGGGGCGCCGCGGCTGTCGCACGGGGGAGTTCTTCATGTAGATCAACAGGATACAAGAAATCGACATGGAGCGTACGAAAGGCGATTGCAGCGTTGGAACCGGTCGAAGTAGATTCTTCCCACGATCGAAGTGTTGGGTTGATGCAGTCCCCACGCTCCACAGTCGATCGATTGGTGCTCACCTTCCCCGATCCGATGGTTCCTTCCTGGTCCGGATCGATGTGGGGGGACGGCGCGCGATAGACGCCTAGCGCCAGTTCGCAATTTTGGTGCGCGGTGCGCGGCACTGCCCTCTCACAATTCGGATGCTCCCATGACCGTGCCCTGGATGGCCGCGAAGATCGTGCTGCGTCCGGTGGGGGAACTGCGCGCGCACGCCGGCAATGCCCGGCTGCACTCGGCCGAGCAGATCGAGCAGATCAAGGCCAGCATGCTCGCCTTCGGGTTCACCAACCCGCTGCTGGTGGACGAGGACGGCGTGCTGATTGCCGGCCATGGCCGCCTCGAGGCGGCGCAGGCACTCGGTATCGCCAAGGTGCCGGCGATCGTCCTGAAGCACTTGTCGCCGGCGCAGAGGGACGCGCTGCGGCTGGCCGACAATCGCATCGCCGAGAACGCCACCTGGGACCAGGCACTGCTGCGCGATGCGCTCGCCGGATTGCAGCAGGCTGGCGAGGTCGATCTCCTGGCCATCGGTTTCTCCCAGGAAGAAATCGGCGCGATCCTGGCCGCCGCGGACGAAGCCGTCACCGATGGCGATGCGCGAGACGAGCCGGAGAGCACCGACATCGATGGCGAGGGTGCCGTCGAAGCCGGCAGTGAGGACGTTGAGGCCGACGATCCCGCCGACGCCGAGCCGGAGCCGCCGCGCCAGGCAGTCGCACGGGCCGGTGATGTCTGGTGCCTGGGCGATCATCGGCTTGCCTGCGGCGACAGCACCGACTCGGCCACCGTCGCGCGCCTGATGCGCGGCGAGCGGGCCGCCCTGCTGTTCACCTCTCCGCCCTATGGCAACCAGCGCGACTACACCACCGGCGGCGTCGCCAACTGGGATGTGCTGATGCAAGGCGTGTTCGCGCATCTCGACTTGGCGCTGACGCAGGACGCCCAGGTGCTGGTGAACCTCGGTATGATCCACCGAGACAGCGAGTGGCAGCCGTACTGGAACGGTTGGCTGGACTGGATGCGCGGCCAGGGCTGGCGCCGCTTCGGGCTCTACGTCTGGGACCAGGGGCCTGGGCTGCCCGGCGACTGGAATGGCCGCCTCGCGCCGAGCTTCGAGTTCGTCTTCCACTTCAATCGCCAGGCGCGGCAGGCCAACAAGATCATCCCCTGCCGTTGGGCCGGCCATGTGAACGGCAGCCACGGTGGGCTGCGCAACAAGGACGGCACGGTCACCGACTGGCAGCACGCCGGCCAGGGTGTGCAGGAGACGCGCATTCCGGACAACGTGCTGCGGATCACCCGGCACAAGGCACGCGGCATCGAGACCGAGCATCCGGCGGTATTCCCGGTGAAGCTGCCGGAGTTCCTGATGCGGGCGTTCAGCCAGGAAGGGGATGTGGTGTTCGAGCCGTTCGCCGGGTCGGGCACCACCATCCTCGCGGGTCAGCGCACCGGCCGGGTGGTTCGGGCGGTCGAACTGGCGCCCGCCTATGTCGACCTCGCCATCGCGCGGTTGCGGCAGAACCATCCCGACCTGTCGGTGACGCTCGACGGCGACGGCAGGGATTACGACGCCATCGCGGCCGAGCGCACGGCGGAGCAGGAGCCGGCCCATGCAGCCTGAGATCGCCGTCGTGTCCGTGCCCCTGGCGTCGCTGATGCCGTATGCCGCCAACGCCCGTACGCACTCGGATGCCCAGGTGGCGCAGATTGCTGCGTCCATCGCCGAGTTCGGCTTCGTGAACCCGGTGCTGGTCGACGCCAGCGGCATGCTGGTCGCGGGCCATGGCCGCGTGCTGGCTGCGAAGCGGCTGGGTCTCGCGTCGGTGCCGGCGATCCGCCTGGCGCATCTGACCGAGGCGCAGGCGCGAGCGCTTCGCCTGGCCGACAACCAGATCGCGCTCAACTCCGGCTGGGACGAGGCGCTGCTCGCCGCCGAACTCGCCCGCATCCGCGAGGACGGCTTCGACCTGGCGCTGCTGGGCTTCGACCAGCCGGCGCTCGATGCACTGCTCGCCGAGGCCGGGCTGGATGGCGAAGGCGGCAATGACGCCGATGAGGACGCCCCGGCACCGGAGCCGCCGCCCGTGCCGGTGACGCGGCCCGGCGATCTGTGGCGACTAGGGCGGCATCGGCTGCTCTGCGGTGATGCCACCAGTGCTGCCGATGTCCAGCGCCTGCTGGCGGGCGCCAAGCCGCATCTCCTGGTGAGCGACCCGCCGTACGGGGTGGAGTATGATCCGACATGGCGCAACGCTGCCGGCGTGTCGGCCACCGCCCGCGTCGGCCATGTACCGAACGATCACCGCGCCGACTGGCGCGAGGCCTGGGCGCTGTTCCCCGGCGACGTGGCGTATGTCTGGCACGCCGGCCGCCATTCCCGCGTCGTCTCCGAGAGCCTGGAAGCCGCCGGCTTCGGCATCCGTTCGCAGATCATCTGGGCGAAGTCGCGTCTGGTCCTCGGCCGCGGCGACTACCATTGGCAGCACGAGCCCTGCTTCTATGCCGTGCGCGACGGCAAGACCGGTCACTGGCAGGGGGCGCGAGACCAAACGACCCTGTGGTCGGTGGCCACTGCCAACGGCGACGAGGATGCGGCCACGGTGCACGGCACGCAGAAGCCGGTGGAGGTGATGCGCCGGCCGATGCTGAACAACAGCGCGGCCGGCGACCTGGTCTACGAGCCGTTCTGCGGCAGCGGCAGCACCATCATCGCCGCCGAGACGTCAGGGCGGGTGTGCATAGCGATGGAGATCACGCCGGACTACTGCGACGTGGCGGTACTGCGCTGGCAGGACTTCACCGGCGAGCCCGCCATCCTGGACGGCGAGGACCAGACCTTCGACGACGTGGCCGCCATGCGCATGGCCTCGAACGCGGCGACTGCGGCGCCCCAGTCGGCGTCGGCGGCGTGAGCCAGGGGCTGGATCATGGTGAGAACCACCGGCTTCCGGCGCGACCAGTAGTCGCCCTCGAGGCGCACCAGCCAGCCGGTCAGTCCCATGCTGGCCAGGGCGGAACCGGCGGCGGCCAGCGTGGCATCGTCGGGCGCCGTGTCGCGCCCGATTGTGGAGTGCCGGCCGTCGCTGGCCAGCACGATCCATCGGGAGTGGGAGAGGGCCATCATGCCCCCGCCTCATTCGCGCGGATCTGCGCGTTCAGTTCCGCCAGGCGGTGGCGCCAGATGGCGGCGCCGTCCAGGGCGTAGGCGCCGCCGTAGCGGTCGTCGCTGAGTCCCAGGCGGGTGGCGCGGGCGCGGCTGAACCAGTGGTGCCAGGAAAGCCGGGCGTGGGCGGCAAGGCCCACCAGCTTGGCGTGGCAGGCAGAGTCGTTGGTCATGGGCGGCTCCTGTGTCTCGCGTGGGAAACTCCCCTGCGCGTGACAGGACCATTCGCGCTGAGCGCGGCGATGAGCCAAGACAAGAGCGCGCCCGGAAGATTGCGTTCTCCGGGCGCGATTGATCATCTTCGGAAGCAGGCGGGATGCCGCTTCGGTACCCCGCCAAGCGTCGGTCACTCCGTGATGGCGTAGATGGTGTAGGAGCCCTTCGCGCCGTCCTTGTTGGGACCGACCATCCGGACCCGCTCCAGGGGGGCGACCTGGAAGCCCTTCTTTTTCAGCCCCGCCAGGAAGCCGCGGACCGTGTGGCTGGCCCAGCCGGTCGCCTCGGCGATCTGGGCCACCGTGGCCCCCTCCTCGCGGCATAGCATCGCAAGCACCGCCTGCTGCTTGGTGCCCTCGCGCGGCTTGCGCGGGGTGCCGGGTCCGCCTGCGCGACGCCCCCACTTTGCGGCCAAGGCGGCGCGCAGACGCTCGATCGCCTCGGGCAGGCCATACTGCTGGTTGTCCCGGTCGTCCCACTCCTCCAGAACCGCCGCGGCGGCGTCGCGCAGGCTCGCGCGCGGGGCGGGCTCGGGTGCGCCCTGGGCGGCTTCGAGGACCTCGGCCACCGCCAGGGCCTCCGCCTGCACCGAAGCCGCGTCGGGCGCCGTGGGCGCGTCCGTGGCGGCGGTGTAGGTCGCGTCGTCCTCGGCGGGCTCGCTGCCCGGCGGGTCCATGTTGAGGGCACGGAAGCCGTCGTCGGTGATGCGGAGCGCGATGCTGCAGCGCAGGTCGGCGTCGCTCTCGTCCGTCCGCCACGCCAGGGGATGGTTGAGTGCGACCGCATCCTCGATCAGCAGCCCCTGCTTGAGCAGGCTGCGCACCACTGCGTTGCGCGCGGCGGCGGGCAGATGGTTGGGCGGCTCGGCGATGCGGTCGTCGCGGGTGGCGGCCTTGTTGAGCAGGACCAGGGCAGTGTCGGAAAGCTTGGCCATCGGGGTTCTCCCTCTCGCGCCCCTGACCACCAGGGGCTGCTACTGCCTGGAGCCCCGCCGGGCGGAACCCGGTCGGGGCGGTGGCGGAGGGCGGCGCGTCACTCGGTCGTGTCGGCCTCGATCTCGGCCTGGATGGCGAAGCCGGTGAGGTAGGGGAGCCCGCGGGGGATGCCGGTCTGGTGGGCGGTGCGGGCGCTGATGCGCCAGCCCATCCACTCCGCGACCGTGGCGCTGATCGCGGCGGCATTGTCGGCCTCGCTGTCCGTGAGGCGGTTGGCTACCGCGTCGGCGAAATGCCGGCCCTGCCTGCTGTCGAGAAAGGCCCGTGCGGTGTCGAGCGGCAGGCCGGTGGCATCGCTGATCGCGGTGATCGCCAGGTTCCAGGCCTTGGCCGGTTCGGCGTGGTGGCTGATCGTGCCGTAGAACCCCCACTCCTGGTTCTGGGTCTGTGGGATGTTGGTGCTGGCCATCTCTGCTGCTCCTGCCTGGCGGGGCCTGGTCCCCTGCGCGTGATGAACACTTCGCGCTGGGGCGGGGCAGAGCCAACTCAGAATGAGCGCAGAATGATTGCTTTGTTCAGGCGCACTCGATCAGATCATGAGGCTGCCCTCGGCCGGGCCTGAGCGCGCGGCGAAAGGGGCCGTCCATGCCGGAGCTGACCCCATCGACGCGGGAACTGGCCCGCCGCATCGGCGTCACCGAGACCGCCTTGCGCAAGGCCGAGACCAAGGGCCGTATCGAACGCGAGCCGGATGGCCAATGGGATGTGGAGAAGACCCGCCGCCGCATGATCGAGACCGCCGACCCGGTGCGTTCGCCACTGGCGGGCGCGACTGGCGCCGGCACCACGCAAGCCGGCCTGTCGGGCGATGCCACGCCCTACGCCAGGCTCCGTGTGGCCCAGCTGGCGCTCAAGGTGGAAGCCCAGCGCATGGCGCTGGACGAAGACAAGGGCCGGCTGCTCGACGCCGCGGCGGCCAATGCTGCCATCGACGAGATCGCCGGCGCCATGCGCGACGCACTGCTGAACTGGCCGGCCCGGGTGTCCGGCCTGATCGCCGCCGACCTCGGGGTGGAGCCGCACCTGGTGCAGACCGTGCTGCAGCAGCACGTCGCCGATCTACTGACGGAGGCCGCCGATCGCTTCGATCCCCCAGGCCTCGGAAACCGCGGCGCGGACCGCTGACCATGTCCGCAGGCGGGCAGGCGCCATGCTGCGTCCGCCACCGCAGCTCACGGTCAGCCAATGGGCCGACCAGCATCGCGTGCTGAGCACCCGCGCTTCGTCGGAGCCGGGGCCGTGGCGCACGTCGCGGACCCCGTATCTGCGGGACATCATGGATGCGCTCTCCGCGGTGCATCCCGCCCGGCGCGTAGTGTTCATGAAGGGCGCACAGGTCGGCGCGTCGGAGGGGGGCAATTGTTGGCTGGGCTACATCATGCACCACGTGCCGGCCCCAGTGCTGGCGGTGCAGCCGACCGTGGAACTGGCCAAACGCTTCAGCCGGCAGAGGATCGATCCCCTCCTGGAGGAGACGCCTGCGCTGCGGGAGCGGGTGGCACCGGCGCGGGCCAGGGACAGCGGCAACACCATGCTGTCCAAGGAGTTCCCGGGCGGCATCCTGGTGCTGACCGGTGCCAACTCGGCAGTCGGGCTGCGCTCGATGACGGCGCGGTTCCTGTTCCTGGACGAGGTGGACGCCTATCCCGGCGATGTCGAAGGCGAGGGAGACCCCATTGCCCTGGCCGAGGCGCGGGCGCGGACATTTGGTTGGCGGCGCAAGGTGTTCCTGGTCTCGACGCCAACCATCGCCGGCAGAAGCCGGATCGAGCGGGAGTTCCAGTCCAGCGACCAGCGGCGGTTCTTCGTGCCGTGCCCGCATTGCCAGGCGATGCAATGGCTCCGGTTCGAGCGGCTGATCTGGACGAAAGGCAATCCCACCAGCGCCGCCTACCATTGCGAGGCCTGCGACTCGCCGATCGGCGAACACCACAAGACGGCGATGTTGGCCGGCGGGGAGTGGCGGGCGACGGCGGAGGCATCGGACCCGCATACGGTCGGCTACCACATCTCGGCGCTCTACTCGCCGGTGGGGTGGCTGTCGTGGGAGCAGATAGCGCGCGACTGGGAGGCGGCGCAGGGCAAGGCGGAGGACCTCAAGACCTTTCGCAACACGGTGCTCGGCGAGGTCTGGCAGGAGCATGGCGAGGCGCCCGATTGGGAGCGTCTGGTCGAACGGCGAGAGGACTTCGCCATCGGGATCGTGCCGCCCGGCGCTCTGGTGCTCACGGCCGGCGTCGACGTGCAGGACGACCGGATCGAGATCGATGTGTGGGGTTGGGCCGAGGGCTTCACCTCCTGGCTGGTCGACCATGTCGTCATTCCCGGCAGCCCGAGGGAGCGTGCGCCATGGGAGGAATTGGCGAAGCTGCTGGCCAGGGACTGGCCGCGCGGCACTGCCGGCGCGATACGCATCGCCAAGGTATGCGTGGACACCGGCGGCCGGGACACGGCCTCGGTCTATGGCCACCTACGGCACCTCCGGGATCCGCGGATTGCCCCAACCAAGGGCGTCGAGGGCTGGAACCGTGCACAGCCGGTGCAGGGACCGACGCTGGTCGATGCCTTGGTCAATGGCCAGAAGCTGCGCCGCGGGCTGAAGCTTTGGACGGTGTCGGTCTCGACCTGGAAGGCGGACCTGTATCGCCGGCTCTGGCTGGGTCGCGGTGAGACAGAGGTTTACCCGCAGGGCTGGGTGCATCTGCCGCGGGCCATCGAGGTTGAGTGGGTGAAGCAGCTGGTTGCTGAGCAGTTGCGCACCACCAAGGACCGGCGCGGGTTCGCCCGGCAGGAATGGTCGAAGCTCAGGGAACGGAACGAGGCGCTGGACTGCGCCGTGCTGGCGCGCGCCGCGCTGTGGTTGCTGGGCGCCGATCGCTATGGCGAGCGGTTTTGGCAGCGGCTGAGAGAGGAACTGGCGGACGCGCCGATTGCCACCAGAGCCCCACCCGCCGGCAGCGAGACGTTCGCGACCTTGGACCAGGCACGCGCTGCGCCGACCACGTTGGCACCAAACAGCTCGGCGGCGATCCGGCCTCGTATCTGGCTCGGTGCCCGCTCCGGCTGGCTGCGCTGAGGAACGCCATCATGAACCCTGACGCTCTGGCGTGGGCAATCGTCCAACCCACCGGCAACCGATGGCGCGGTCTGGCCGATGCCTATACCGCCGGCACCACGCGCGTGACCTTCGAAGGCCGCACCGTCGAATACCGTTCGCTGGCCGAGATCGGCCAGGCGCTTGCGGCCGGCTATGCCACCGAGAATCCAGCGCAACGCCGTCCCTGCATCACCCTGGCGCGCTTCTCCCGCGACGCCGGCTGACTGACCGGAGATTGACCTATGTCCGAGGACGATGTCGCGCAGAAGCTCGCCGTCCACGAGGCGGTGTGCGCGGAGCGCTGGAAGCAGACCGAGGCACGCCTCAAGCGGATCGAACTCGTCCTTATCGCGATCGTCTTCCTGCTGCTGCTCGGCGAGGGCACGGTGCTGGAAGTCGTGAAGCGGCTTGTGGCGAAGTAGGACGGGTGGAGAATTGATGATCTCCGCCCGTCTGCGCGATGCCTGGCGCGCTCTGCGTGGCTATGCCGCAGCCCAGGACGCTCGCGCCTCGGCCTGGGCGGCATCCGGTGGCAGCGCCAACAGCGAGGTGGCGAGCGCATCGAGCACCATCACGCGCCGCGCCCGCGATGCCGTCCGGAATGACCCCTACGCTGCCCGTATCATCGACCTCTGGACAGGCAATGCCGTCGGCGCAGGTATCACCACGCGCTGGTCCAACAAGAAGCACGCCGATGCCTGGCGCCGCTGGGCCGAGAGCACTGCCTGCGACGCCGAGGGGAGACTCGACCTCTACGGATTGCAGGCCCTGGTGATGCGCTCGGTGGTGGAGAGCGGCGAGTCCATGGTGCGGCTGCTGATTACCGAGCCGACGTCCACCAACCCGATCGGCCTGCGCCTGCAGGTCCTGGAGAGCGACCATCTCGACGCCAGCCGCACCGGCACGATCGGCGGTGCCATCACCGTGCAGGGCATCATTGTCGATGGTACCGGCGCGCCGACGGCCTACTGGCTTTTCCCGCAGCATCCCGGTGCCAGCTTGTATCTGCCGAGCATAAGCCAGAGCAGCGTACCGATCCCTGCCAGCGAGGTGCTGCACATCTACCGCAAGCGCCGACCCGGCCAGCTGCGCGACGTGTCGTGGCTGGCCCCGATCCTGCTGCGGCTGCGCGATCTCGGCGACTACGAGGCGGCTCTTCTGATGAAGGCCAAGATTGAGGCGTGCCTCGCCGCGGTAGTGACCGAGGAGGGTGATGAGGTGCTGACCGGCGCCGCGGCGGGGCTGCTGCGGGATGCGCAGGGGCGGCCAGTGGAAGCCTTTGAGCCAGGCATGATTCTCTATCGCCGCGGCACTGGGTCGGTGGAGGTGGTGAATCCATCCGGCGGCGGCAGCCACACCGCCTTCGCGCGGCGCGCTCTGGAGGCAGCGTCGGTCGGTGCCGGGCTGACCTACGACCAGGTCTCTGGCGATCTGACCCAGGCCAACTACTCCAGCCTGCGCGCCGGCAAGATCGAATTCCGCCGGCTCTGCGAGCAGGTGCAGTACGGGATGCTGATCCCGATGCTAGTCCGCCCAATCGCTGACCGATTTCACCAACAGGGGGCGCTACTCGGCCTGTGGGACGCTGACATGCCGACCGACGTCGCCCACGTCCCACCGGCCCACGAGATGATCGACCCCCTGAAGGATACTACGGCCCTGATCGCCCAGGTGCGCGCGGGCTTCGTGCCGCAACCCGAGGCGGTTGGCTCGTTCGGCTACGACTTCCGCCAGGCGGTAGAGATGATCCGCGAGGCCAACGCCCTGCTCGATGACGCCGGCATCTCGCTCGACAGCGATCCCCGCCGCGTTGCCAAGTCCGGGTCCGCGCAGGACGCGGCCCAGATGGCTGCCATCGAGATTGCCGCGACGGGCGCCGCGATGCCACACCCGAGTGTTCCGAATGATGCCGATGAGCTCTGACCGTCGTCGCGCGTTGTCTGCGCAGCGCACCGACGCCCGCCTTGAGCGACAATCGGCAGTAGTATGCCGCGGAAGTGGTGGCCCCTTCGCGCGAATCCCAGCCATGGGGCTACTCACCGGCGTCGCTATAGCATATGGCCATAGTGCCAGCTTTTTCCGTCTACATCGTAGGCCTCGAGTGCGTAGGAGCGGGCCTTCGATGCGATCTTTCGGACAATAAACTCCGGGCGGGCCTTCTGGAGCGCAAGTGCGCGGTCGACAAGCGCGTTGGATGCCCGTGTGCCGAGGATGACACCGGCGATCAGAGATGGATCAATCGTCTTGTAGAGAGCCAGCTGGCCCGGGTTGCCTCCGAGAACCAGACGGAACTCACGTTCGTAGGACCATTCGTCCGATTTGGTGAAGAGCACAGGTCGGACCATCTCCTGGGGCGTCACCTGGAACCAAGGAAGATCTGGCAGGTGCGCGCGGTAGGCGACTGGGCCGGCCGCCACACGGGCAGGGAGAGCCTCCACAGCTGCGACGAGTTCAGGGCGATAGATCACCGCGTATCCCTGATGGTTGCCGGCATAATGCGACCACATCAGGTGACTGTCCCAGCGGGACGCTAAAGATAAAACATATAGTTGCTGTAGCAAATTCTGCCTCGGCACGAAGGCCGTATTCCAGTCCGCTCCCGAATCGGAGAAGGACGCCCAGCCCTGCTCGAGCTCGTCCGCGCTGCGCCCAGGATCGTAAGTCCTGTGCCATGCGTCGAAGATCTCACGGCTCGGTGCTATCGAATTGAACTTGAACTCGAAGGGATCGTTGAAGGAGAGGGCTGAGGAGAATTTCAAAGATCCACCAACGACGATTTTCTCAAAAACATCCAGTAAAACATGCGCTTCGCTCTGAATGAATTTGTACAGCATGATTGGTCCAGATGGTGGCAGTTTAGAACACATCAAGCAGGCGTTAACACAGTCCTAAAACAAAAATGCGCCAACGTGTGACAAGGACTCATATAAATGTTTCTTTCCTCATCGTCGATCTCGCATAGCGAGCGAGCATCGGCACTTCGATTTCAAAGCCACAAGCCGCCGCCGCAATTTCGGTCATGGCCAAACCTCTTATCCTGAGCGACGAAGATTCGCTCGGGGTCAAGTCAGGATATTTCTGGCAGTGATAGACCTCCCAGGGCCAAGACACCAAGCTCGAAAGGCAAATGACATGCCAGAACCCATCGATCCGGGCGGGAGTGATCCCGCGCCGGCGACGACGCATGTCGATCGACTTTCCGCCGGTGGGCAATCGATCACCGCCGCGCGGGCCGTCTCGGCACCAGCCACGGTCGATCGAGCTGCTCGCACCGTCGAGGTGGTGTGGTCCACCGGTGCTCGTGCCCGCAACTACGTGCCGCCGCTCGGCCTGATCACCGAGGAACTCGACATGTCGCCGAACGCGGTGCGCATGCAGGGATTGGTCGGTGGTGGCGCCCCGGTGCTCAACACCCACCGCAGCGGCGATGCACGCGATGTCGTGGGACGTGTGATCGCCGCCCGCCTCGAAGCCGGCCGCGGCATCGCCACCCTCCAGTTCTCCTCTGCAGCAGACGTCGAGCCGCTCTGGCAGCGTATCGCGGACGGCACCCTGCGCAGCGTCAGCGTCGGCTACCGCGTGCATCGCTATGAGCCGATCCCCGATCTCCTCGTCGGCACCATCCACCGCGCTGTTGATTGGGAGCCGTACGAGATCTCCGTCGTGCCGCTGCCGGTCGACCCAGCCGCCGCCGTGCGCGGCGCCAGTGACACCCCGACGGTGCCGGCCATCGAGCCGGCCATCCCCGATCCCGCCCCTACGATCACCCAGGAGACGACCATGCCGGACCCGGCAGACACCACCACCATGCCCACCGCCCCCGATGCGCCCGCCACGCCTGCACCGGCTTCTCTGCCGGCATCGGCCGCCGCCGCCCCCGATCTCGACGCCGTGCGCGCCGAGGCCGAGCGGGCGGCGGTGGAGCGCATCACCAGCTACGAGACCGTCCTGGCCGCGGCCCGCGGTCTGCTGCCAGACGAGCAGATCGACGCCCAGCGTCAGGCCGCCATCCGCGAGCGCGTCTCCGCCGACGTGCTGCGCGGCCGGCTCTGGGATGCCTTCGCCCAGCGGGGCCGAACCGCACCGCCGACGCTGCCGGCCAATCCGGCCGCCGGCCCCGCCACCCAGGATCCCGAGATCATCCGTGACGCCATGGCCGAGGCCCTGGCCGTACGCGCCATGCCCGGATACCAGGCCGCCGGTGGTGCGGGTGGCCGCCACGCCGAGTTCCTGGGCTGGCGACCCTCCGAGATGGTGGCCGAGCTGATGCGCGCCCGCGGCGAGCGGAACATCCCGCGCGACACCGCCAAGCTGGCCGAGCGCGCCTTCCAGACCACCAGCGACTTCCCGCTGCTGCTCTCGGCTGCGGCCAACAAGATGTTGCTGGCCGCCTACGCCCCCGCCAACCCCACCTACCGGCAGATCTTCCTGCGGCGCGACTTCCGCGACTTCAAGCCGCATCGCCACCTGCGCGTTGGCGACTTCCCCAACCTGGTGCCGCTGTCCGAAAGCGGCGAGATCCAGGCCGGCACCATGTCCGAGAGCCAGGAACTGGTGACGCTCACCACCTTCGCCCGGCGCATCCGGGTGACCAGGCCGATGCTGGTGAACGACGATCTCGGCGCGTTCACCGACTTCGCTGCCATGATCGGCCGCCGCGTGGCGGACTTCGAGAACGTCACCGCCTATGGCCTGCTCAACAGCGCCAATGGCGATGGCCCGACGCTCACCACCGGTGCCACGGCGGTGTTCGCCACCGGCGCTGCCCGGACCAACAAGGCGTCCTCCGGTACGGCGCTGGACCTGACCAACCTGGCGGCTGGCCGTGCCGCGGTGATGAAGCAGAAGACGCTCGATGGCCTGCCGATCTCGGTCGGCTCGAGCATGACGCTGCTGGTGGGGCCGAACCAGGAGCTGTCGGCCCGACAGCTGACGGTCTCGGTGCAGGCCACTCAGACCAGCAACGCCAACGTCTTCTCCGGCTTCATCCAGCCGCTGGTCGAGCCGCTGATTCCCACCAACCGATGGTATCTGTTCTCCGATCCGCTCTCGGCACCGGTCTATGTCTACGGCTACCTCAACGGCGCCGAGGGGCCGCAGGTGACCACCGGACCGGTGTCCGGCGTCGACGGCGTCGAGGTCTCGGTGATCTTCGACTTCGGCGTGGGGGCCATCGACTGGCGCGGTGCCTGGTTCAACCCCGGCACCTGAGCCCGCGCCATCGATGGCCGGCTGATCATCCTCTCCATCCTCATCGTCTCGCGGACGGGCGGCCTTCGGGTCGCCCGTCGCGTTTCTGGAGCTCCACAGCATGAAGACCTTCGTCCAGCCGGGCCTCTCGGTCCTTCTGCCCATGCCCTACGACCGCACCTCCGGCCAGGGCGTGCTGGTCGGCGCCCTGTTCGGTGTCGTCGCCGTCGATGCGCTCACCGGCGTCTCTGCCGAGGTGGCAGTGAACGGCGTGTTCGACATCACCAAGGAAGCACCGCTGGTGATCGCGGTTGGCGCCCGGGTGTTCTGGGACAACACCAACAAGCGGGTGACCACCACGGCCACAGGCAACGTCGCCATCGGCCACGCCGTCGTGGCCGCGGCCTCGGCCGACACCACCGCGCGCGTCCGCCTGTCCGGCTCCACGCCGGCGGGAACCTGATCATGGTCGTCGCTACTGCCAAAGCGGCCGATCTGCTGTCCGCCCGCGACCACACCCGACTCGCCGGCGTGCATCCAGATCTGGTGGCGGTGGTCGAGGCCGCCCGCCAGCTGGTGCCCTTCATCGTGGTGGAGGGACTGCGCACCCGTGAGCGCCAGGCGCAGTTGGTGAAGTCCGGCGCCAGCCGCACCATGGATAGCCGGCACCTGACTGGCCATGCCGTCGATCTCGCGCCGACGGTCGATGGCGAGGTCCGCTGGGATTGGCCGCTGTTCTACCCCATGTCCAAGGCGATGAAGGACGCGGCGCAGGCTCGTGGCATCGCCCTGGTCTGGGGCGGCGACTGGCCGCGATTCCGGGACGGGCCGCACTTCGAGCTCAACCGCGATGCATATCCAGCAGGGACCGACTGATGTCGGCCTTCGCACAGGCGCTTGCCGCCATTCATGCCGACACCAACGTTGGCACGCCGGCCGACTACCGCCGACCACCCGGTCCCTGGGTCCCGGCCCGTGTCGTGCTGTCCAGTCCCACCGACAGCATCGGCGGGCTGGGAGGCCTCGGCACCCGAGCCGGCAGCATCGCCGCCACCATCCTCGCCGGTGACATCGCGCCACTGGAACCGCAACGCGGCGACGAGGTGCTGCTCAACGGCATTGTGTACCGCGTCGACGACGCAGAGCGTGACGCGCTCGGCCTGTCCTGGCGTCTGATTCTGGCGGAGGTCTGACCATGCTGATTCCCATCCGCGAGGCGGCACTGGCGGCGATCGCCGACCGCCTCACTGCCGAACTGCCTGGCGTCGTGCTGGAACGCGCGCGCCGTGCCCCGGTGGACACCGACAAGGAGCCGCTGCCCCGGCTGGTGCTCACCGGCACCGACTGGGAGGCGGACGAGAGTGCCGAACCCGGCAGCACCCACTACAGCCTGGGTTTCGCCGTGGCCGGCTACGTCCGAGACACGACGGACCTCGGCGTTGAGCAGGGGCTGTCCGCGCTGCATGCGTCACTCGTCGCGACGCTCGCCGGCTGGACGCCCGCGATCGACGGCCTGGGCGAGGTCGCCGAGCAGGGTGCGGAGTTCCGGCTCTACGACACCGACGAGAGTACCAAGCCGGCCGGCGAGGTCCTGGTCCGGTTCACCATGCTCGCCATCGCGCCCCTGGGCTCCCCTTACCTCCCCTAAGCCGCGGCTCCTCCGCACAATCTGAAAGGCCCTGCCCATGAGTACGAACCTCGTGCGCATGAAGTTCGCCGCGGTCGCGGCCAAGATCGAGGTGGCACCCGGCACTGACTCCATTGGCGGCACACCCGTGGCCGCGGACTGGATAGCGTCCGAGATGGAGGTGCAGTTCGATCCCACCATCATCGAACTGCCCGAACTCACCGGCTCGCTCGACAAGGCATCCTCGGTGGTCGGCGGCCTCAAGCCACGGCTGCGCCTGCGCATGCCCCTGCGCGGCTCCGGCACCGCCGGGACCGCGCCGGACTTCGGCAAGCTGCTGCGCTGCTGCACATTCTCCGAACTGGTGACCGCCACCGCCGTCGGCGCGCCCACCGCGGCCACCGCCGGCACCACCACGACCGTGACCGCCGCCACGCCCTTTGGCACCAACGCGCAGCAGTATCGCGGCATGCCGCTGATCGTCACCGGCATCGAGGCCTGCACCACGGGGATCGTCGACTACACCGCCGCCCGGGTCATCACCATCGGTGACACGCGCGGCACCCCGTTCACCACCGGAAGCCTGCTGCAGATTCCGATCAACGTGCTCTACAGCCCGACCTCGGACGAGAGTGTCTATAGGACCGCGACAATCTACTTCTACGCCGACGGCCTGCTCTGGACCTTCACCGGGGCGCTCGGCACCGCCTCGCTCGAACTGACCACCGGCGGCATCGGCTTCATCACCTTCGAGATGCGCGCCCAGTTCGCCAGCAAGACCGCCACTGCAGTGCCGGCCGGGGCCGCGGCTGTACTCCGTCCGACGCCGCCGCGCTTCGTGGGCGGCAAGTGCCAGCTCAACAGGGCGCTGGCCCAGGTGCGCACGCTGACCATCAACGCCGGGGTCAACGTTATCCTCCCGGACGATCCGGAGAGTGCGGAGGGCTATGGCGCTGCCCTGCCGATCGAGCGCGACGTCGCCGGCAATCTCGATCCCTACATGAACACCACCAACTCGGTGGCGCTGTTCAACGCCTTCCGGGCGGGGACGTCGATGTCGCTGATGGCGATCATCGGCAGCACGCCTGGCAATCGCTTCGTGGCCATCGTCCCCAACGCCAAGGCGATCGGCATGGACCCCGGCCAGCGTGACGGCCTCGGTCAGCACGGCATCGGGTTCCAGGGCGATGGCGCCGACAGCGCCTTCTACCTGGCGCAGTTCTGATCGCCCCGCCCAATCCTCAACACTTCCAGGAGCTCCATCATGGATGGCATGACCGCACCGCCGGTGTTCTCGGCATACGACCTTGTGGCCTTCACGCCGCCGGGTAGCCCGCGCACGTATCGGCTGGCGCCGCTCACCTACCGCGAACGCATCGCCTTCCGCGCCGCGCTGGCGAGGGAGGCCGGCATGCGCCCTTCGCCCCAGGACGTCAGCAATGGCCTGCGTGCCGCACTGCGCGAGATCGCGCCGGCGAACATCGACGAGGCACTCGCCGTCGTGGACGAAGCTGACGCGGCACGTGAGGCGGTGGACGCGACGTCGGACGATGCCGCGCTCAAGAGCAAGTTGGCGGAGGCGCAGGCGCGGCTCGCGGTCATCATCACCGCCTGCATGGACGTGCCGGTCTATGCCGAGCTGCGCGCGGCCGGCGAACGCTGGACCGGCATGGCGCCCTGGGTGGCGTGCCGGCATGCACTCCGCGGCTGGGATGGTCCCGGGCTGCCGGTCTTCCGGCGGGATAAGGGGCTGGTGCCGGAGGACCTGCTCGACGTGCTGCCTACGAGCGAAGTCACCGCCGTGGGCTGGCGCGCGTTCCTGCTGGTATCGCTGGACCGGAGTGCGGAGGGAAACTCCACGGCGCCCTCGCCGTCGCCCGAGACCCAGACGCCTTCGCCGGAGGGCTGAGGCCGGAGGACGGCTCCGACTGGATGGTAGCCGGCGAGCCGTGGACCGGCGGCAACCCCAGGCTGACGGTACCTCCTGCCTGGCATGACGTCGTCCGACTCTGGGCGGCCTGCCGGGATCCAGAGGGCGGCATCGCCCACTGGCCGGACTCCGGTGGCGTGGGTGACCAGGCAGCGTGGCTGGTTGATGCCTTTGCCACCCTTGGGACGATCTACGCCAAGATGGTCGAGAGCGAGGCGCGGCTCCGCGGCCAGTCGGTCAGCGCGTGAGGGCGCCGTAGGTCTCGGGACGGCGATGCTCGTCGAACTTCCACGTCGCCTTCACCTCGCGGACGACATCGAGGTCGATATCGGCCACTACCAGCGCGTCGCGATCGTCCGGTCCCTGGGCCAGAATGCGGCCACGCGGATCAGCCACATAGCTCGACCCGTAGAACTCGCCGATCGCCCAGGGTTCCTCGACACCGACGCGGTTGATGGCACCGACATAGAACCCGTTCGCTACCGCGGCCGCCGGTTGCTCCAGCGTCCAGAGGTGCTGGCTCAACCCCTTCCAGGTCGCCGAGGGGTTCACGACATACTCGGCGCCGGCCAGACCGAGGGCACGCCAGCCTTCGGGGAAGTGCCGGTCGTAGCAGATGTAGACACCCAGCTTCAGGTACCTCGTCTGGAAGATCGGGAACCCCTTGGTCCCTGGCTCGAACCAGTAGCGCTCGGTGCCGCGCTCCTCGTTGCCGATCATCGTATGCAGATGCGCGCCGATGGTCGGGATGTGGGTCTTCTCATACGTGCCCAGGACCGAGCCGTCGGCGTCGATCACCACGGCTGTATTGGTCTTGCGGCCATCATCGTGGCGCCGGTAGAGCGGCACCACGATCACCATGCTGTGCTTGCGGGCGAGCTGGCACATCAGCTGCGTCGTTGGACCTTCCGGCACGCGCTCCGCGGCTTCCAGCCAGCGCGGTTCCGCCACCGGGCAGAAGTACGGGGCGTTGAACACCTCCTGGAAGCAGATCACCTGCACGCCCTGCTCCGCCGCCTGGCGCACCTGCTCGGCATGGGCGGCATTCATCGCGTCGCGAATCTCTGCGACCGGCGCCGAGGTCGGTGCCTTCAGCGCCATCTGGACCAAGCCAACACGCACCTTGCTCATCTACCCACTCCCCAGATCGTTGCCACGCGGTGACCGGAATTTCGACGATCCGAGCCGCCTGGACGCAGCGTAGCCACGCAACCGTGGCATCGGCCAGCGCAAGCGTCGGCACACCCGCAGGAACCAGCTCATGTTCGTCCGCGCCGCCGTGTTCGGCCGCCTGCGTGAGGCCATGCAGACCGAGGTGCGCGCC